GTAAGAAATGGATAACAGAGCAGAATTAGTACAAGGTGTTGATTATGATGTAATTACTACATCAGATGGAGGGATGACACCAGAGCAAGTAGCAGAGTTGTGTCTTGCTAAAATAATTTATGTNGGTGATGAAGCTAANCCTTTATTAAAAGAACAAGCTTTAGCTTACAAAGATAGCATTAGACAAGTTCTAGTGTTTTATATGAAACAGGCTATTAAGTCTAATCATACAACTATAGCGAATAAACTGCATAAAGCAGGGCATTCAGAATTAACTAAACTTTTGGAGATATAAAATGGCAATTTCTCAAGCAATGTGTACTTCATTTAAAGTTGAGTTGTTGAACGGTATTCACGCATTTGGCACAACAGTAGCTCGTGGTGACACATCTGCTGATAGTTTTAAATTAGCATTATACACTTCATCAGCTTCTTTAGGTGCTGGTACTACAGCATATACAACTTCTAACGAAGTTTCAGGGACAGGATATACAGCAGCAGGTGCAGCACTTACCGCTGTCGCTCCTACATCATCTGGAACTACAGCGTTTTTAGATTTTAACGATTTAACTTTTTCATCATCAACTATTACAGCTCGTGGTGCTTTAATATATAACGACACACAAAGTGATAAAGCTGTAGCAGTATTAGATTTTGGTGGAGATAAAACATCTACAGCAGGTGATTTTACAGTGGTATTCCCTGCAGCTGATGCTACAAATGCTATCATACGTATAGCTTAAATGTATGAACTGATGGAGCGTTTATTTTTTATAACTATAGTTGTAATAATTTTTGTACACACAGCTACAATACACGCTGCAGATACAACCATACGTTATAAAGACCAACCACCACCATCAGCCATAGCACCATCGTTGTCTATTGGTAGTGGTAGTGATGTTTGCATAGTGGTAAGAACAGGAGCGATTGGTACAGGAATATTCTCTGGTTCTTTTGCAACTCACGTAATTGATAAAAATTGTGAAAGGATAAAACTTTCTCGTAGTCTTGCTCAACTTGGACTCAAGGTATCAGCTACAAGTATCTTATGCCAAGACGATAGAGTTTTTACAGCCATGCTTGCTGCAGGAAGCCCGTGTCCTATAGATGGATTAGTGGGTAAAGAAGCTAAAGCTAAATATTTAGAACTAGGAATTATAGATGAAAACAATAATATCGTGGGCTCTCGTGGTCGTATTCATGTCCATATTAACAGCTCGGGCAGAAACCACTACGGACAACCTACTAAATAACCCAGATTTTACTACTGATACCAGTGGTTGGGAACTCTCAGACAGTAATCAAGATAAGGTTAAAAGAGACCCTGCAACTTATTCTGGTTCCGCATCTAAGAGTGTAAGGTTTAGATATCAAGGTGGCAACATAAGTCAAGATGTAGACATATCAGGTGTATCTGAAAATCACTTAATAAAAGAAATTAATATGAATTTTGAATCTATTGGTTGTGGTAATACAGGAGGTCAATGGTGTACTGCTGGTGCAGATGACACAGTGGTATCAACCATTACACTATCAACTGAATCAACAGCAGAAGTGTTATCAGAAACTATAGCTGTGCCCTATGAAGATGGATGGGAAAGTTATTCTTTTACTAAAGAGGTGACAGGTGATTTTAATACAGACGATACGTCATTAAATCTAACCATTACAGGTAATGATACAGGTAACTCTAGTAATTGGTGGGGCCCTATTATTGATAATCTAAGTTTATCTTTAACCATAGAAGAGTATGTGGCTCCTATAGTAGTTGAACCTGTAGTAGTTGAACCAATAATTGAACCTTTAGTAGTTGAACCTATTGTGGTCATTGAGGAAACTCTTATTGAAGGTTTAAGTTTGGACACAGAGATTGTTAATGATGTAATATTACAACCTGTAGCTATTGAAGTACCTACATTACCTGATTTACCAGATTTACCTGAGGTTAGTGAGATATCTCCTGAAGTTCCTGAGGTATCTATGAATATTGAAGTGCCAGAGATTTCTGTAGATATTCCTGAGATACCTGTAGAAGTTCCTGAGATTGAGGTGGTTGAGGAGATTCAAGAAATTGAGGTTAGCGAGCCTGTGGTTGAAGAAATCGCTGAAGTTGAGTTAGAGACTCCAGAAGAATTAAAAGAACAAAATATGGAAGAGGACATGAAGGAGAGCCAAAATGAAGCAGAACAAACGGCAGAATCAAAGGTTGAAGCAAATGAAAACAGCGAGTTATCAGACTCCAGTGAAGCCGAAGTCAAAAGTGACGAAAGTAAAGTCGTCAAAAAAAGTAAATCTAAAGACAGCAAAANTAAAAAGAAANATGGTGNTAAAGAGCAAACAGCCAAAAACACCTCTAATAAAACAACTAAAAATAACAAGCCAAAAGTTGTGGCTAAAGTTAAAAAGCCTACTACAAACGCTGATAAATTAGGACAGATAAATATTACAACAATGGTTTATTTGCAAGTAATACCGCAAACAATTACAATACAAGAAACAGTGTCATTGACACAGGAGATGATATATGAGCAAGACATTGGTGCTCTCGCCAGCAGTGATGCTTACGATAGTCTTATCGGTAGTGCCAGCAGCAGGTGGGTTCGTATGGTGGATGTCAGACCTAAGCACACGTTTAGTGGCTATGGAAGGTAGTTTAGCCAGTAGTGATACGGGTACATTAAATGACAGACTAACTCAAGCAGAAGAACGAGTACAGTTCAACAGTGATAACATTGATGATGTTTGGGAAAGTTTTGAGAAAATGGATACAGAAATGGGAGATATGGAAGATAAACTCTCTGCTTGGATGGAAAGAGAACTATCTAAAGTTTACGATATTATTAATGACAACCCATTAGGAAACTAATATGGCAGATGTAAGAATACCTTTTGGAGGTTGGGGACGCTCTACTTGGGGCTCTCAAGCTTGGAACGAAGGTACCTTAAATGTTACTGGAACTACAGCTATAGGAACTGTTGCTGTATCAATAGACCACTCTATAGCTGTTACAGGTAATCAAGGCACAAGTGCAGTGGGTTCAGTATCAGTCACTCAAGGTGCAGGAGTTAACGTATCAGTTACAGGTCCTGGTGCTACTTCCGCTTTAGGTTCAGAATCAGTTACAGCAGAAGCGAATGTTACAGTTACAGGTTTAGCAGGAACAAGTGCTTTAGGTACTGTAACACAACAAACTAATAATTCTGTTGCAGTAACAGGAGTAGCAGCTACCACAGGTCTTGGAAGTTCAAGTCAAACAGGAGGAGCTACAGTTTCTCTTACAGGTGTTAGCGGCACTTGTGAAACAAACGGATTTACATTAGTATGGGGCTTAATAGATACATCTCAAACACCAAATTGGACAGATATAGCAGCATGATAATTGAAGCAAAAAAATTAGATGATGGTATAATACAATGTAAATATGAAGTACATCTAGAATGTTCTAATTGTGGAATGAGTGTAGATGCAGAGGAATATAAATCAGGGACTTGCTCAGATTGTGGTGCCACGTGGAATGGAAAGCGACATACCAAAATTCACGTTACAAGTGTTCCATTAGCAGGTAAATCAAGCTAATAGGAGAAAGAAATGGCTAGTTCATATTCAGACTTAAAAATTGAATTAATTAATACAGGTGAGCAATCAGGTAGTTGGGGTACAACTACTAATACTAATTTAGGAACAGCAATAGAAGAAGCTATAGTAGGTACTGTTGATGTAGCTTTCTCAAGCGGTCAAGTAACTCTTACTTTATCAAACTCAAATGCTACACAATCAGCTCGTCATCTAAGACTTAATTTAACAGGTACATCAGGTGGAGCACAGAACTTAGTTGTTCCAGCAATACAAAAAAATTACTTAGTTAATAATGGCACTGATGACACTATTACTGTTAAGACTCCTTCTGGTTCAGGAATTGGAGTACCATCAGGTAAAACTATGTGGGTATATAACAACGGCACTAATGTTGTTGATGCAGTTACTGCTGTGACATCTTTACAATCAGACGGTGGAGTGACAGTAGATAATATAACTATTGACGGTACAGAGATTGATTTATCTTCTGGTGACTTACTAATAGATGTTGCTGGTGATATTAATTTAGATGCCGATGGTGGTGATATTTCATTTGAAGATGCAGGTACAGAGGTAGGCAGAATTAACATGGATAGTAGTAACCTGACCCTTAGGTCAGCAGTTAGTGACAAGGATGTCATTATTCAAGGTAATGATGGTGGTTCTAACATAACAGCATTAACGTTAGATATGAGTGAAGCGGGAGCTGCTAGTTTCAATAGTACAGTTACAGCAAACGCTGGTGTGATAGTAGATAATATAACTATTGATGGCACAGAGATTGATTTAAGTTCAGGTGATTTAACTCTTGATGTTGCTGGTGATATTAATTTAGATGCTGATGGTGGAGATGTCATTATCAAAGACGCTGGTACAGAAATAGGTAGATTTACTAATAGTTCGTCTGACTTTGTAATTCAAAGTGCTGTTAGTGACAAAGACATGATATTTAAAGGTAATGATGGTGGTTCAACTATAACTGCTTTAACCTTAGATATGTCGGGAGCGGGTGCAGCAACCTTTAATAATGATGTAACTGCATTTTCTGATGAGCGTTTAAAAAGTGATATTGAAACAATTAAAAACGCCTTAGATAAAGTAACTAACATGAGAGGTGTTACTTTTACTAGAGAAGGTAGACAAGGCACAGGTGTGATTGCTCAAGAAATGCAAAAAGTAATGCCAGAAGTAGTACATGATGAAAATGAGTATATGTCAGTTGCTTACGGCAATCTTGTTGGTGTTCTTATTGAAGCAGTTAAAGAATTAAAAGCAGAAGTAGACGAACTTAAAAAGGGAAAATAGATGGCAATACCGAGTTCAGGAGCGTTAGCATTATCAGCTATTCAAACAGAGTTTGGTGGTAGTAATCCTATATCCATGTCTGAATATTATGCTGGTGGTAGTAATGTGCCTTCTGGTACAACTGGAGACAGTGGGTCTATTCCTTCATCTGGAGCGATAGCCGTATCACAGTTTTATGGTTCTAGTAATAGAGTAGCTATTGCACTAACTATTTCTTCAACCACACAAAGCTACAACATTTATTCAAACAGAGGTGGCACATATTCTGCAGGTAACTCAGATGTAACTCTAACCGTACAAGCAATCGTTGGTTCAACAGGAGCATCTGGATTAGATACAGGTAGTCAATGGACTTCAGGTGACACCATTAAAATTATTAACAATAGCCAGATTGTAGGTAAAGGTAATGCTGGTGGAGCTGGTGGTGCTAGAAGTGGAGCAGGCTCTGCAGGTACGGCTGGACAACCAGCTATTAATTTAGGATACCCAGTCACAATCCAAAACAACGGAGGATTTATCCGTGGTGGCGGTGGTGGCGGTGGCGGTGGAGCTGGTGGTAGCTACACACAGCCTGGACAAGGTGGCAAAGGTCAAACTCCAACCACAGTACAATTCGGTGGTGGTGGAGGTGGCGGTGGAGCTGGTCAACAAGGCGGTGCTGGTGGTGCTGCTGGACAAACTAACAGTGCAACAGGAGCCACAGCTGCAGCTGGTGCAGCAGGTAGCATAAGCGGTGCTGGTGCTGGTGGAGATGGTTCTGCACAAGGCCAAGGTTCTGACGGTGGTGGTTCTGGTGGACATTTCGGTAACGCTGGTGCAGCTGGGCAAAACAGTAATCAAGCCTCTGGTGGAGGTGGTGGTGCAGCAGGAAAAGGTATAAACTTAAATGGTAATCAAGTAACATGGGAAGATGGACAAAGTAATGTCCAAGGAGCAGTGTCGTAATGAGTAATCCAATTTGTATGAGAGCATACATAGATAACAAAAAAGTTACTAACCGTGTGTACTTTGCAGGTAGCGAAGACGCTGAGGTAGTAAAAATTAAAAAACAAGTAACAGATGTATTTACCTCTGAAACTTTTCCATATGAGGTTCAAACATGGGGAGTAGATACAGATGGTAATGTTTTAACTTTTCATCAATGTTCTTGTCAAGCAGATTATAAAGACAGTAGTAAAATACAAAACAGTCTTTTAATTGACAGAGATTTTTTAAGATATATTTATAACCTTGATACCAAAACAAAAACAATAGAAATATTTTACAAGACAGGTCAAGCTCTACCTGTAGTTAGTTTAGGTTCTGGTATAAGTGTATTATATATTACTGATATGTGTAACTCAGATTTTGAACT